ATTGGAGGGAAGTGATGTCATACGAAATCCAAGCAGTAGAAGAAGGTTATATTAGCCAAGAGTCTGTCAAGTACAGTAAGCCAATTAAGTTTCAATCGCCGCAATCAGCCAAGTTGTTCGTTGACATGTGCGAGGCGGTTGATTGGTGGAATGATCTGGATCAGACAGAGAAGGATAACATTGATCTGAATAAGGTTGATATTGGCAAGAGTTATCGGTATAGTTATCATCCGAAGCTGGTCAAGAAGGCTGGTAAGGTGGTGAGATGTGACATTGTGATTAGTGATATTGGTGAATAAGGAGGAAATTATGAGCAAGAACAATCTAGGTGAGACGCTTATCATGGGGATGCCACAACAAGGGCGTGTGCAAACACAGTCAATGCAGGCTAATCATCACGTAATCCGTTTGAATTGTGACATTACAGCCCCAGAGGATTTCAACGAGGAGCTTAATATCCTACACAATATGACAGAGAATGATTCATGTGAGATTCTAATCAACACTGGCGGAGGCTATCTAGCTACAGCGATGGAGTTTCTGGATGCAATGTCTACGTGTGAAGGTCACATCCATACACGCATCACTGGGTCAGCACATTCAGCAGGGAGCATCATCTTCTTGGCTGGGCATTCATTTAGTCTAAGTGATTTTAGTGAAATGTTGATCCACAATGGTGAGGGCGGGGTTTTTGGCAAGCACTCTGATTGGGTGAGTCAGTCAGACCATACTCGAAAACATTATGCAAAAATGTTCCATTCATTCTATAAAGATTTTCTGACACCGGAAGAAATTGACGATGTGTTACGAGGGATTGATCTGTGGCTAGATAAGGATCAGATCGAAGAACGTCTACAGCGCATGGTGGAGATCCGTCAGCAAGAAGCTGAAGAACAAGCTGAAGCGTTCATTGATTCTGAACTAGAAGGTTGTGACGAGTTTGATGTGGAGGCTTCTGAGGATACGTCTGGTCACGAATACCAACTAGGCTCTGATCTGAATAATTGTTGTATAGCTCGCACCTGTAAATCCAAGCCGAGATTCAAAGTAGGTGACTGTGTACGGGTTGTCTCGGATAAGTATGGTGGTGGGGATACTATTGGACACAAAGACATCATCGTTGATATTGACGGCACAATATACAAGCTCAATTCAGGTTGGTGTTATGAACCAGAGGAACTTGAGCTTGTATCGTCAGGGGACGATGAATGAAACGTGTTACAAAACAACAATTCGACAAGTGGTATGAGGACAACGTGACAGCAGCTCTTGATCGAACACCTAAATGGAATGGTCATGAACAGAGTATTACATGGAAGTGGCTGGACAAAAAAGGTAAGGCGTGTATGATTGTGCTGAATGATCCGGTTGAGTATTATTTGGGCTAAGATTTAGGGGCCAGAGATGGCCCCGGATTGATTTGGAGGGGATTGTATGGGGGAGATGGTTGAGGGTGTGCTGCTAGGACATGTGGCATGTGATAAACATGGTTCTAGTGACTCTTTATCTTTATATGAGAAAGAGATTAATGGTAAGAAGGTTGTTGACGGTCATTGTTGGAGTGAATGTGGATTCATTGGAATGCAGGAACTGATTGATCTAGGCGTGATTGATCAAGAAGGCAACGTGTTGGTTGAATTTGCTACAAAGTCATCAGGTAAACCTTTTATTATGACTCAGGAGGTACGGCGTAAAGTGGATGATATTCTAAATCTTGAAATTCGAGGATGGAAAGAGCGTAGGATTCCGGCAGTGGTGTCCGAATTCTATGATGTACGCACTAAATTTGATGAAGAAGGTAACGTAACGCATCGCTATTATCCTTCTACAAAGGAAGGTGAATTAGTTGGTTGGCACGTTCGGGACGATGGAGTTAAGCAAGCAAAAAATAATGGTGAGAAAGTAGACAAGCCACCATTTTACCCGATTGGTATGGTCAAGAGTGACTGCGAACTATTTGGGCAAAGCAAATTCACCAAAGGTGGCAAGTATGTTGTCCTAGCATCTGGTGAGGAAGATGCTCAAGCAATCTTTACCGCGATGAATGTGGAAAAGAAAGACGGTCGAATGGTCTTGAAGAAATTCATTACCCCTGTGGTAAGTACAACCGTTGGTGAGTCAGCACTGAAGCAAATTAAGAATAACTACGATTTCATCACCAGTTTTGAAAATGTTATTATCATGTACGATAATGATAAAACAGGAAAAGAAGGTGCTGAAAAGGTTGCTAAGATTCTGTTCGCAGGTCAGGCTAAGATTGCCCAATATTCACGAAAAGATGCTTGTGAGCACTCTAGTCGAGGTGAATTTAATGAGATTGTTAAAGCATTCTGGGGGGCAGAACAATATTCTCCAGTGGATGTACTCCATCTTAGTCAGATGTGGGATGACTTTGAAAACGAAGATAGTAACGTAAAGATTCCATTCCCTGATAGCTGGTCAACACTCAATGATATGATGGGTGGTGGCATGGAACGAGGGGAGGTTACGGTGATCGGTGCTTTGACTAGCATTGGTAAGAGTACCATGATTAATAACATTGCGTATAACATCATGGAGAACACACCATTTAAGGTTGGTGCAATGTACCTAGAGACTACAAAGCGAGAGGTTGTACGCGACTTGCTCTCTTTGGACGCTAGTATTAATCTGCGCAAAGTGGATCGTTCAACTATCGATATGACAGGATTGAAGAAACGATTCTTTGATTCAATGGTTAAGCGAGATAAGTTTGTTTATGTTGAACATTTGGGTAGTCTCACTAATGAGAAAATCTTTGATAAGCTTAACTACTTAGCCAAGGTCGAGAATTGCGATGTAATTATTCTTGATCCGTTGCAGTGTGCAGTGAATAGTTCTGACAACGGGGCTATTATTGAGTTTATGGACACAATTCTAAAGTTCGCAAAACAGACTGAAACTTGTGTAATCCTTGTGAGTCACATGCGTAAACCTGAAGGCGATAACGCACACAATGTATCAGAGTATCATTTGATGGGCAGTAGTAGTATTAACCAGATCGCTTTCAACACTATTCTACTGAGTCGGGATAAAATGCACGATTCAGCATCGGTTAGGAATTCGACTAAGATTCAGCTAGTGAAGTGTCGCAGAACTGGCACCACCGGCAATGCTGGTTGGTTGCGATATGATGTAGATACAACTCATCTATATTCAACAGTAGATCCTTATGAGACACTGGAAGAACTTGACATTAAAACAGCAATCGGGGATAATCCCAAGTTGGATTTTGAAGAAGATGATTTTCTATCAACGACCGTTGACTCAGATGGTCAAGATTGGGAAGTTATCAGTGTATAGCTAGGAGGAATAAAGTGGATTACATTTATGATGTCGAGACGTTTCCAAACATCTTTTCAGTAGTGTTCGCTAGTGATGAATTGAAAAAGATTTGGGTATTTGAAATTAGTGATCGTAAGGATGATTCGGTGCAGTTGAGAAAGTTCTTGACTAAACTTTATAAGGACAATTCTCGAATGGTGGGATTCAATAATATTGGATTCGACTATCCTGTAATCCACTTCTTCTTACAGAACAAAGGTGTTGGTTATCGTGCAATCTACGATTTTGCGATGGACTTGATTGAGACAGCAAAAGAGAATAGGTTCGCCAATACTATACCAGAACACAAGCATTTTATTAAGCAAATGGATTTGTTCAAGATTCAACATTATGATAACGCAGCTAAGGCAACATCGCTGAAGCTACTTGAGTTCAATATGCGGTCAAACGTAATCGAAGACCTACCTTTTGATGTAGGTATTGTACTGGACGATAAACAGAAAGATGTTCTACTGGAATATAACAAGCGAGATGTACTGGAAACACTAAAATTCTTCAAACATTGTAATGGTGATATTGAATTACGTGAAGTGTTAAAAGGTGAATGGGGAATGGACTTCACTAATGCTAGTGATGCTAAAATCGGCAATGATTACTTTGTGAAATGTCTTGAGGAAGCTCTACCAGATGCTTGTTACACAAATGTTGGAGGTAAACGTAAACCAAGACAGACGAAACGCGATAGCATTAATTTAGGTGAGTGCATTCTTCCTTATGTTAAGTTTGAACGACCTGAATTTAATGCTGTACTGGACTGGTTGAGGGATAAAATCATTACTGAAACTAAGGGTACATTCAGCGATATACCTGAAGATGAACTTGGCGATGTTGCTAAATATGCAAGACTTACCGAGAAGAAAAAGAAGTTAAAAGTATCAGGCGAAGCTGACAAGGAGTCGGCTAAAGAATTGCGTAAGAAGCTCCGTGAACTTGAAAAGACTGAATGTGAAGATTCTGAGATTGAGTATCTTAGGGATCAGATATGTGGTAAACCGATTCAGTCCGAAGTTGACAAGATGTTCAAACTGTATCCTATGGGTTGGGTTGAGAGAGAGGTTTTGAAGTCAGGTAAAACTTCGTTCTACTTCAAATGGCGTGTGGCTGAAACACTCAATGTCGTTATTGATGGATTAGAGTATGTATTTGGCACTGGAGGTATTCATGCAAGTAGGGAATCTATTACATATGTTGCCGATAAAAATCGAATGATTATGGACATCGATGTACGTTCGATGTATCCGAATTTATTTATCGCCAATAGAGTTTATCCTGAACACTTGAGTGAGACCTTCTGTGAGATTTATGAAATTCTCTATGAAAAACGTAAGGAGTATCCAAAGAAAACTCCACAGAATCTTGCGATAAAACTAGCATTGAACTCAGTCTATGGTCGGACAAATGACAAATACTCTGTATTCTACGACCCCAAGGCTACGATGACTATTACAATTAGTGGTCAGTTGAGCTTATGTATGTTGACTGAAATGTTGATGAAGGAATTTGATGATATTGAGTTTATTCAGCTTAACACGGACGGGATTACTTATGTTGCAGATCGAAAGGATTATGACGCTATTTGGTCAGTAATCAGACAATGGGAACAGATTACAGGACTCCAGATGGAGGATGCTCTCTATAGTAAAATGGCTATACGCGATGTTAATAATTATTGTGCCGTTTATGAGGAATCTGGAAAGATTAAGTTGAATGGTGCTTATGAACATCGTATCGGTCACATTGACGGTGAGGGACTGGCGTTCCACCAGAATCAGTCAATGGTTGTTATCAAGCGAGCTGCTGTTGAACAGATTGTGAACGGGATACCTGTTGACAAGACAATTCGTTCATGTAAGAATCCATTTGATTTTTGTGGACGAACCAAAGTACCCCGTTCATCTAGGTTAGTGAGTGTGGATGAAGAAGGTATTGAATATGCTGAACAGAACATCTGCCGGTATTACATTGCAAAAGATGGCCGTAGTCTGGTTAAAATTATGCCACCACTTGATGAAGGTAAAGATGAGCGGTATCTGTCAATCAATGCTGGTCAGAAGGTTCGCACATGCAATGATATTAAGGACTTCTCATTCAAGGATTTAGATTACGATTTCTATATCCAAGAGGCACAGAAGATGGTTGATAATGTTGGAGTAAAGGTGGTGTGATATGAAAAGATTGGCTCCACGCAAGCCTCTTGACACGATTCATCTGACTTGCTATATTTCTCCCAAGACATCTGACAGGAGATCCAAGATGCAACCAACAATCGAACGTGTGTACGACATCTATCGTACCTACCTAGATCAATCTAGCAAAGAGTTCGAGACAGACTACCTCTGTACAGTCTCAACCAGAGAGGCGGCTGAGAATCTCGTCCTTAAATTTTTCGAGATTTATGCAGACGACCATACGTCTCAATTTGAGATCAAGGAGGTGTGGAGGAAATACTTTAGAGAATGATGTTGACAAGCTGATCTGACCCATGTAATCTACACCAACGAATCAAATGAGGAGGTATTGTAGGATGGATATCAGTAAGTTGACGTTATCTTCACATGAAGATGATGAACGCCTTAATGCACTCATGCCAGAAAAATTATGTCCTGAGTGTGGTGGTAATATAACAGTAGGTGAATATCAGTGTTCTGGGATGTGTACCGACTGTTACTTCAACGCTATCAGTATCAACGACTATGAATAACTGTAACCAAGAGGAGAAGCAATATGAACATGACAACATTCACTGACAAACAACTCGCTGTAATGGCTGAAGAGAGTAGTCCTCGTGGGATGTCTGCTAGAAAGGAGATTGAGCGCCGTTCTAAGCAGCAGAAGGGTGTGGTTGAGACGCCTGTACAAGAAGATACTCCTTCTCAGGAAGATACTCCTTCTCAGGAAGATACTCCTTCTCAGGAAGATACTCCTTCTCAGGAAGATACTCCTTCTCAGGAAGATACTCCTTCTCAGGAAGATACTGAACAAGAAAACCCTAAACGTAATACACGCCGTAAACGTAATACTAAACAGGAGGAAACTGAATGAGCAAATTTCTAAAAGAACTACCGAGCGATAGTGAATCACGCAAAGCTATTCTGTCACAAGTCGATACGATTGTGGATGCTATGCTTCAGATTGATTCAGCAAAAGATGTTATCAAAGACAGTAAGATGTATGTTCAGGATAAATATGGTGTAGACGGAGGGTATGTGAACAGCATTGCTCAGATCAAGTATGACCTCGAGTATAATGAATGTAAACGGGCTGAGAAGATTGAAGCAGACAAAGAGTTGCTTGATCTGGTAGAGAATTTGTAAGAGAAAGATTGACAAGAAACACAGCCTGATGTAATCTCAGTCAGGCTTTATTTAGACAAATTATTCCGGAGGAAATATATTATGGCGATTATCAATCGACTGGCTACCGACAAGAAAGGTTTTGAATCAGGTGACATCTATATCAAAGAGGCAGTAGCTTACTGGTCTGTGGTGTACGAACCAAAGACTAAACTGAAAACTGATGACAAAGAGTATGCGATTACACTTTTTGTTGATGATGAGACTCGAAAGGAGCTTGAGGAAGACCTACTTTTGAATAAAACTTTCTTTGAAGTTTCAAGAGACAAGAACAAGTTCAAGAAAATCAAGTTCCCAACTTCAGATCAGGTTGGCGAGGATGAATTCAACTATGATGGTGTGAAAGGACTGCATGGAGCACAATTCACTTGTCCAGAGTTCACCAAAAAAGGCAGTAAGAACAAGATCACTGTTGTAGATAATGAGGGCAAACCTTTCTCTGAAGACATCGGCAACGGCAGCAAGGTGATGGTTAAACTATTCGGGTATCGAAACCAAGAAGGTATGCTCAATGTTCAGCTCAAAGCTGTTAAGGTGCTTGAACATGTGCCATATACTCCTGGTGGGGGTGGTGCAGCTTTCGATGATGTGATGGGTTGTGCGATGGATGTACCGACTAAAGAAGATCCGAAAGATAAGTTCGATGACGTACCATTTGATACTGAAGATGAAGATGATCTGTACTGATAACTAACACGGACAAAGCCCTGCTGGAGTGACCCGGTGGGGCTTTTTAGTCTAAAAAGGTGTGAGGATGGGAAGAAAAAGTAGGAAGGTGTTTGGTGTTGGTATTAATGATGCCGGTTATAGTGTTTGTGTATATGATTATGTAGATGGGAAACGGAAGAAGATTTGGGAATGTCCCTATTATACGCGATGGAAGAGTATGCTGGAACGGTCTTATTCTAAAAAATACATTGAAAACAATCCTACCTATATAGGTTGCTCTGTTTGCGAAGATTGGTTAGTGTTTAGTAATTTTAAAATGTGGATGGAAAAACAGGATTGGGAAAATAAACATCTAGACAAGGATTTATTAGATGTTGGGAATAAAGTGTATGACCCTTACAGTTGTGTATTTGTTCCACAAATAGTGAACTCATTTTTGACTGACAGAGGTAATGCTCGAGGAGAATTCCCTCTGGGTGTTTATTTCTATAAGGGTAAATTTATAGCACACTGTCGGAACCCTTTCACAAAGAAGCAAGAATACATAGGACGATTCGGTTGTCCCGACCAAGCTCATCTTGCTTGGAAGGTACGGAAACACGAGCTAGCTTGTCAATTAGCTGAATCAGAATATGTAACTGATGAACGTGTTGCACAAGCATTGCGTACAAGATACTTATAAGAAGGTGTATATGAAAACAGAGTGTCAAGAATGCCCAACTGAAGAACAGATGCGAAATAAGACCTACAGTTATTGTGTTATCGATGCCGACATCATTGCATACCGTTCAGCAGCAGCAGTTGAGAACACAATCTACGAGTTGTACGACCAAGATTGTGATCTTATCCAAGAATTTGATTCAGCAGCTTCTTGTAAGATACATCAAGAAGACGCTAGGGAATTCTTTAATATAGACACAACCGAATGGGTACGTAAGAGTCGAAAAGTGTATGGTGAATTAGATGACGCTAAGAAAGTGTGCGATAACTTCTGTAAGTTCATCGAGAAAAATGTCAAAGCTGGTAAATATATTTATTACCTAAGTGGAGATAAGAATTTCCGCAAGGACGTTGCTAGTGTTGTTGAGTATAAACATGCACGCAAGTCTAATGAAAAGCCTATTCACCTGAAAGCTGTTAGACAACACCTGATTGAGAATTATGGCGCAAGGGTTACACCAGACTGCGAATGTGATGATGCTATCGCATGTGCTCTGTACCAGAGTTATGAGAGATGCGGTGTGGATACGGATGTTTGTCTTGTGAGTATAGATAAAGACCTTTTCGGGGTAGCCGGGTGCACCTATCAATTTATTAAAGACGAATTCAAGTGTACGACTGAGCTTGAGGCAAACATCTGGACAGGGGTTCAGGCGTTGATGGGTGATCCTACGGACTCCATACCTGGTCTACCGGATATGCCGAAAGAGATTCGCAAGCAGTACGATCTAGGAAACTACAGAGGCGTAGGTGAAAAGACAGCCCGTAAGTATCTGGAGGGTTGCAATTCCCTGCAAGAGATATATACTAGGATTTTAGAAGCTTACAAAGGACATTACGGTGAGACATACACTTACGAAGATTGGCGAGGTAACACTGTCACAAAGACGTATGTCGAATTAGCCGATGAGCAACTAAGCCTCGTTTACATGATGCGCAAAAAGGGCGAGATATGGCCTGATTACAAGAAAAGAATTAGACTGAAAACATTGGAGGAGATCTGACTATGTGGCCCCTAGATTATTTCAAGAAGTTGAAAGTTCAAGAAGAGTCTTTAGAGTGGAAATGTGAACATTGTGGTTCATACAACATCAAATGGTTGGCTGAATCTTGGTTTGGTCAACATTGTCAGTGTAATTCATGCGGGATGGATTTTTATGTCAATGAATAACTACACACTTTTCCTACCCTACCTACTGACAATATCCACACTTTCCAGCACCATGATCGTGTCCAATTATCTTTACAAAACATCTGTCTGGTATTACGGAGGAAACTTATGAAATACACTGATCTGACTAAAGAGCAGCGAGACCATTTCATTGAACTGGTTAATTGTTATGGTGAACCGCCTAAAGAGGCAACACACTTTGACAGCCGGGATTGGACATCTAGTAGCTGGAGCAGGATTCGCGCAGGTGTCTGGCAGTACTGGGATAAAGTGGATACTGAGTGGATTAAGTATACCCCTATGACACTAGAAGGGGCTAAATTTGTCAGTATCCCAGACAAACCTTGGTGTTGTCAGGATGATAATAATCCAAAAGATGTAGCCCTGACACCTAAACCAAAAATCCGCAAGATAGTGTACGACCGAGATGCTTTCAACCGAGCTATCAACTGGATTCTAAACAACAGCCCATACGCACAAAAAGATTGGCGTAACAAGCTCCCCCTAGACGTGAGACGCTGGATGAAGGATTTGATCAAGCGTTATGATGCTGGTGAGATTGACGGTGTGAGTTATATCAGCACTGCTGGTCTTACACTAATGTCTAGCTGGGAATCTGATGACGTGTTACACTTTGATCTAGTCGCTGATGTAAATGTTGGGGCTGATTGTGGTGAGTATGAATATGATGTGGAGGATGTGTTTTGACCAGTGTAGCAGAGATGTACGAAGAGTTGTTCGGTGAGAAGTATGTAAAAGAAAAATACAAACTAGAGCCACACCAGTTCACGGAATGTGCTGGAGGTAAGCAGTATTGTCGGAAATGTGGCCTTGTCGCCCTGAACAACGAATTTACGAGGTGGTCGATTGAAAAAGGATGTCTTTCAGAACTGCATCCACAATATAAACACAAACGTAAGCTCACTAATCCATTCTGAGGAGGATGTGTTTTGACTAGCATTGTATATATTACAGCAGATGATTAACAAACTACTTGAGGATTTAAATAATGCAACGTATCACTGACTTCAAGCCTTGGGAAGAATATCCAGAGATATGGAAAACAGAGGCTGCTTGGTGGGCGTATTTACGCGGTGCTCTGAGGCGAGGGCTTTGGGAAAGGAGTCCAATCAAACTGTCCTATAAAAACAGTGTATGCACAAAACCACCAGAAGGGTACAAAGGCAAGGCTAAGACAGGGTCGCATTGTGCCCTTACAGGGGAATGGACAGGAAAATCAAAACTGGACGTAGACCATATTGAAGGCTATGTGTCACTCCTTTCTTGGGAAGATGTACTACCATTTATTCTACATCTAGTACCGCCAAGAGGTTCTTTGCAGCTAGTAGAGAGGGACGCGCACAAGATCAAATCCTATGCCGAACGTATGAACATCTCATTTGAACAGGCTGTTATTGAGAAGCGGATTATTGAGCTGACAAAATTGCCTGTGAAAGAATTGCAGGAATTGCTTGCAAAGCATAACAAGCCAAGTAATAATGCAAGTGTTCGTAAGCAAAGTGTTAGAGAGTTGGTAGAGGAGGGGAAAGTATGAACGAATATGTTGGTAAGTGGTGGCGTGTATTGGCTGGTGAGAAAAAGGGTGTAGTGGGAGAGTG